ATTTTAGATTGTATAAATGTAGGTTTGGAATCCAGTACTACTACTGAGAGCGTATACTCTCGGGAATGGAAGCGGGACGGTAGGACTTCATCGTTTGAACAGTATGGCGACAACGCCTATGCTGCCTGTGACGATTTAGGTCATGTGCTACCAGGATTCAGCCGCGCTCAAGTGCGTTCGGTAGATCCTCATTGGAGAGACGCTCATGAAGATGAGTTGGATAAAGCGTGGAACGAGCAAAAATCAGCTCGTGCACCCTGGCATCCGGCTCATTATAAACCGAATGAGAGGATAAACTTCAATTACGAGGATGAAAATCTGCCTCTTAATAAAGTAGAAGTCGAACCTGTCAATGGCGTTAAGCTCGTTAGACAGGAAAAGCCCATTCATTGCAGCGGTAGTCCCGTAGAGCAGGCTGTGGCTTCCACTTATATAGACGACAATAAAGCGATTTTAGAAAGCTTGGGTTACGTAGAAGATAAATATCAACTACCGAAACTTGATGCTATCACAGAGAAGACTTCCTTCTTGAAACACATGGACCTTTTTCACAAACGCAATCAACATGTGCACGAGCCCCCCTCCCAAAAGGAGATGGATAGGGCCGTCATGGTGACTTTGATGCAATTGAACGAGAATAAGTTCGTAGTAAATCCGGACTATAAGAGTAGAGATAACTTATTGAGAATAATACACTCTAGTCTTATTAAGTCAGCTAAGAGTCCAGGTCAACCGTATGTAGCCGACGGTTTGGCCACCAACGCCGATGTATTGAAGAAATACACTCCGGAGGGTGTAGTGGAACACACACTTAACAACTGGGATAAACCAGGCGTTTTACGTGTTTTCCAAAAAGCCGGTCCTGAGAAACAAGCTAAGGTGGATTCTGGGATGGGAAGACTTATAACTGGTGACGCTTTAGATAAACTATTGATGAACCACGCCGTATTTGAAGAGTTTAGAAACTCTATGGTGGATAACTGGCAAAAATCACCGGTTAAATACTGTTTTTCGCCTCTAGTACCGGGTCATATTAGCCATATGGCTGGTCTGTTTAAGGGACGCAAGATTTCAGCTAACGACAAACCGTGCTGGGACTTTAGCGTTTTCAAATACATGTTTGAGATGGCGCAATCAACTGTGAAGGGCTTAGCCGTGCAACCTAGTGGTATGACGGACGATGCCTACGCAGCTTATCTTTGCGACGTCGACAAATGCTTTGAAGCGAAATACAAGGATTGTGTGTACCGCCTCTCCAACGGTGAATGCTATACCTCCATTTGGGAAGGCATCATGAAGAGCGGTTGGCTACTTACCATTGACGTTAATTCGATATGTCAGCTGTTATGCGGAATTTTATTTGCCATTGGGTTGAACTACATACCACCTTACTTAAAATTAAACATGAGAGAACGGGTACCTAGCTGGGT